CAATCAATGTAGGAGGATCACCAGATGCATTGTCTGTGCCTGTAGCTTCTGATGTTGCAATAACCTTTGCAAGAATTGTACCATATTGGTCTTGAATAATCTTATTTGCAAAGTTGGCTGCTGTGATGTTTGCACCATTGTATTGTCTATTCAATTTCAAATAGTAACATTTGAAGTTTGTTGTGACTTTACCACCATTTACTGGTGTATTTTGTGCAAAGATACTATCCGCAAATTTGGATATTTGGTCTTGTAGGATTGTTTGTGATTGAGTCAGTTCTCTGGCTTGAACAGCCGCACCTGGCTTAAACAATATACGATGGAAATTTTTTGACGGATCAAAATCATCGTAGTACGGATCAACATTAAAATTTAGAGCCATTTTTTTCCTTTTAATAACCTAAGACAAATCGGAATTGTTCTATTCCATCTGTGCTTCTTTGTACGCCGGTTCTGTTTTCTATTGTAAAAATATTACCAGAAGATAAGACAAATTTTGGAGTGCTGTATGATAACAATGTTCTTGTAGTTCCAGAGGAGTTTCCAAATAACGGAGCATTTGTTGATAAAGTACCTGTGGTATTTAGAATCTTAACCACATTGGTTGATGTATCAAAGCTTAAAACTGTGCCAATAAATGTATTATTATTAGCACTTGTACCTTGGTAAACATATTCATCATTGTAGTATGCACCAAAACCTGGTGCCACAACTAAATCGGTTGTAGTTGAATATACAGAACCGTTTGCAAATAATCCACTTGTTAAGGTATCAGATGCATATGGGTTATTTAATAATCCAATCTGGTGAAAATCTATGTTTGTAGGAATAAGATTGTTTTCTGAACCATTGAATTGTGCTGTGTACATAACATGAGCACAACCTAATTCTGACATAGGATCAAATCCATGACCACCAACTGGTGATGTTGGTGCAATCGCTACAGCACCACTGCCTTGTGTGGAGGTAATGGCTACATTGGCGTAGGTGTAATTTGTACCAGAAGAATTAACGATAATATCGGCAATCGAACCACTAGAAACGTTTGCAGTTGCCACGGCACCTGTACCATCACCCGTAATTACCACTGTTACTGCTGCGTTTACTGTATTGTAATTGGAACCACCATTCGTTACGTTAATAACATCAATACTTCCTGTACCTGCACTAGAAGTTACTGGGTTTGGTGTGTTAACTCCAACAGGCACTGGCATCCATGTTGCGTCCATAAATTTTAATTTAGAACCTGGATCAATCGTGTAGATATATTTCCATTTATAACCATCTGTACCAGTATAGATGTTGTTTGTACCATAAGAACCAGGTTCAAAGAAAGGTTCTTGTGTGGAAATACCACCATTATTATTCCAAAGGCATTTGAAAACTTGGTCGTATTTGTTTTTTGTATAATAATTATATATTTTTAGACCGTTTGTGTCTTGTTGAAACATATCAACATCATCTCTATAGTAATCATATACAACTCCTGAGTTCCAGTCATCACGTTCAATAACCGGAGATATATCAGCCGCAGTCAATAACTTAACTGCAAAAATATTTTTGAATAATTTTTTGATTGATTTTTGGTCTTGTGTTGGTGTATCTGGATTATTCTCATCAACCCATGGATCGACCTTAGATAGAAAACAGTATGTTACTGAGACTGGTTTGGTTGTACTTGATTTATTTACCAACGTAGGTGAATAATAAGCCTGCTTGACCTGTGCAACCCTTGAACCGTATACTAAAAGATTTTTATTTGCCATAGTGTTTTATTTATTAAGTGTGTGTAACTGCTACAAAAGTATTTGCCAAGGTATTATCTATACACATATATCTTACTAAAATTGTTGATGTTCCTGGTATAGTGTAAGTGGTTGAATTGGTTGTTGAATTCAATGCACCCAAACCATGTGTAAATGTTTGATTTGTTCCTGCCGCATTAACAACCCATAGAATTGTTTCTTTGCCTGCCAATAAATTAGAAAGAGTTACAACCAAACCGGCTGTTATATTGGCTTTTGAAACAGCTGTGTTTGCAACATCAATTGTAATTGCTGTTTGATTGCCTGGATATACGGTTGGTGTATATATGAAACCTTTTGCGGGGCTTACTGTACCGGTAAATGTTACTGAATCTGCATTAAAAGATGCAATTCTTTGTATTGTATTTGATCCATTTGGTGTGTTGTAAAACTCAATACGTGTTCCTCTATTTGTATCAGAGAAATTTTCACCAGCAACAAAGTCTATCTTAGTTGGACTTGACGCCGGGAATTGTGTACCGGTATAACCATTTCCAACTATACGCATCAACACATCGTTGTTTGCTGCAGCACCTGGTATATCAGTAGAACCACGGCCCATACGACCAACAAGAACTGGATATGTGGCTGCACCGAAACTATCAAGTACAACTCTTGTTACAGTGTTGGCTTTACCAGTTACTTGTAACATATAATTTGTATTTGATGGTGCAACTGTTGTAGCGTTATTACTTCCTGTTATTTGAACAAACGCTGTATTAGGATTAAAAGTTGAATTGTTAAAGTCAACATACGTTCCTTGTATAGCTGCATTTCCTGTTATTGTAAGGTCTTTGGTGATATTTGTTGTACGATTAATAATCAAATTAGCCGTAGCAATTGATTGACCAATTATCATATCTTGACTGGTCAAGGAAGAATACATTGTGTTATTTGATAACGTCAAATTACCTATTGTGGCCGTATTGGCAATAACACTGTTAGCATTAATTGAACCAGTGTTTGCGATTGCATTATTTGCTTTAAGAAATGCTGCATTGCTGTATGCAAATGGTGCCGCTGCCGTATTCTGTGTAGTACCATCTGTAAAATAAATTGGACGGCCATTGACCATCTTAAATCCATCTGGAGTCATTTTAGCCACAATGTTACCGAAATCATAACCGCCGGCGATGAATTTAATTTCTGTATTGGTTGATGTAGTACCAATAACCAAATTACCACCATTGGTTCTTGCATTACCTACACCATTACCTTGTACATACATATAACCATCAAGTGCATACAATGCAGTGCCAAGGCTATTGAATTCTAAACCAGGTGATATGTTTGCATTTGCATAACCTACGTCAATAAAGTAGGTTGAATCTGTACCTGTATTTGCAGTAATTACAACGTCAGCAGTACCACCGTCGTCTAAGTTGACTAAGTTTGTTTGAATATATGAATTACTAGACAAAGAAAATTGTGCGATAGTATTTGGTAATGTTATTTGATTATTACCAACATTCAATATTTCATTTGAATATAATCCTTGTGCAAGTGTATGACCGGTAAATTTACCAGTTACACCAGATGGAACATCAACAGCAACAAACAAAGTATTACTTGTGTTCGCATTAAGTTGAGGGATTAAAGCTAATTGTGATATTTTTACTGAGCTCATTTATTTTTTACCCCAAAAGGATTATGTTTCCGTCTTCCGTTAATAACGTATTTCCACTTTCTGTTGTCAATTCTGGAATGTATTGAATACCAGTAGGACCATAAATCTTTACATCAGTTGCAATGAATGTTCTATTAACCGTCAGATATGAATTTGCATTTGCCACAAAGTTCGTGGCCACATATATTTTTCCATTAATATAATCAATATTTGACACTGCTTGACTACTATTGTTGGCAATTAAAACAGTATCACCAACACGTACAATATCTTTTAATGGGTATGCCGTATTACTGTATACACCATTGTTTATAATGTTATATGAATTTGTTATTGATGTTATATTTATGACGTTAGAACCGGAGTTTGCAGTTATAATAGCAACATTTGGATAAGTTAAGTATACCGAATCATCTAAACTAATAGTGTCTGCTGATTGTGCCAGCAAGTCCTCAGTACTACTTAATGTCATCAAATCTTCCGAACCAGTTTCAGATAGAATATCTTGTACAGAAACACCAGTCACATCAATAACATCAGATGTAATTTGGTCTCCATTTGCATCGGTCATTGTAACCGTACTGGTTGTTGTAATAAAAGTTTGTAGATTTGCACCAAGTAAGTTGTAGAATTGAACAACATTTGTACTCTTATTGGTAAAATCTGTTGTCATTGTGGCAAAAGAAGCTGGATATCCAGTGTAATATGACAGTGAATGTCCTTGTCTCAAACCAGTAACTGATGTTACAGTGAAATTGTTATTTGATTTTAATGCATATCTACCAAGTAGTTTAGTACCTGATGGATGTAATAGATTTAACAATACATCTTTGTATTTTGAAATTTCTTTGTCAGTTGTTACTTGATATGTAAAGTTGTTGAAATCTGAACTCTGTAGTACATCATAAGAACTTGGTTGTCCTTGTGTATTCAAGTATTGACCCTGACTAATCACCAATCCATTTAAGAATGATGCAGTACCTTTGGCGTTTCCGTCACCGTATGTAATAACACCAGTAGAATCATATGTTCTTGTATATGGTTTACCATTGTTATCCAGAACGCCACTATATGTGTATACGAATTGTGGTAAAGCAGTGTTCACCATATTCATACTAACATTACCATCAGTCCTGTTAATCTTTAGTTGCAATCCACCATATGGTGCTGAATTATAATTGTATACTCTTAGATTGTATTTACTTAATGTTGGATCATTATCAGTAGTTAATCTTGTGATAGAATCTACTGTTGCAATATAACTTGCAACGTTTGTGTTTGCACCTTGATATACTAATTCACCTTTTTGCGGTAAACTTAGTAGAGATACATTAGATACGGCAATGTCTTGAATCTTTATTGAAACATTAGGTGCAGCAATATAATCTTCACCTGGTTCTGTGAGTGAGATTGTTGTAATAGAACCGGCTCGTGTCACAACAACAGAGAATGTTGCACCATCACCTAATATACCAGGTACATACAAACTTGCATTTGCAGCCGATGGATTGGCAGATGAAACAGAAAGTGTTGGTAGTGTGTTTGCTCTATAACCCATGCCACCCAAAGTATATCTGTATGTTGGACTATTAACATAACTTACACCAGTAATTGCACCTGAACCACTAACAGAAGTTACGTTAGCAAATGCACCTGAACCTGTGCCGCCAGAAAAAACAATCTTATCGTTTGCTTGATAACCAGTACCACCATTTGCAATCTGTATTGGTGCCAATATACCAAGTGACCCTAAGAATGCTGTGTTTGCAGCAGGATTATCTGTTGGATATAATGCGGCCGCAGATACTACTGGTGTCTGAGAAATGCTGCCGCCGCCATTGTTAACCTTAATGGAAGAAATTGGATATGTTTCAAGTGTTATAAAAGAAAATGCATTTGCTAATGTCACGTTAGCTATGTTTGATGTGATAGCAACGTTAGCAAAAGAAAAATTGGTATTGCTCAGTGTTATGAATCTTTTGAGTGCAATACTATCAATAGGAATTAAAGCAACGTTGGCACCACCAGAAGAATTTAGTGTTGCAACATTAGCGATTGCTCCTGGCGCATTGGTAATTGTTAGGACTGTATTTGGATCATATCTGTATCCATAACCACCATTAACCACATTGATACGTTGTATGGAACCTGTTGTGGTTGTTGAAATTATACCCGTAGCACCAAGACCTGTGTTTGAATTCAAACCACCGTAAACAACAACAGGGTCACCTGGTTGATACAATAAACCTCTATTATTTGGATCAATTTTCAGTTGACTTAATTGACCAACAATCTTTGCTCTGAGTGATTGTCCGTTGAACAATACAGTTTGATTGTTATTATCAACTACACGAACAAATTCACCTGATTGGAAAAGACGTTCAATATTTGATAT